CAGCGGACTACATTGTAAGCGGAGAAATGACAACCGAAAATGTTGAGCGTGGTCCCATTTTGCCGATGAAAGAAAAAGGTAAAAGAGTTTTTGCTAAAGGTCAGCAACCAAGACCAACAGGAGCAAAACTTCCAAAAATCAATAAAGAAGAAACTTTAGTCGATAAAATTCTAGGCGAACTTCAAGAAGAAGATCCTTGTCGGAAAGGATATAAGGAAGAAGTTGTTCATGAACGTGCGGATTTTTGGCATCCAGACCCAAATCAAGATCGCAAACTAGGTGGACCTGGAGCAAATCAACGGGCCCGTGAAGATAGTGTTGCATCTAAATCTACTTCTACTTCAAAATCTGATAATAAATTAAGACCAGGCGAGTCTTATATGCAATTTGCTAAGCGCAAAGCAGCGGAAAGAATGAAGGAAGATGTAACAATCGAGGATGCCGATGGAAATACTTTTGCCGAAGTAATTGACATAATAAAACCAGGACCAATTAAAGGATTTAAATCGCAAGTAAGTGAAGCAACAAGACTTCAAGCACAAACAGGGAATATAATTGGAGTCACTTTAAATTGGAGAGGAAAATATTATTCTCTTAAAATGTTTTTCCCTCAGGTGAAACTCCCAACACGTAAAGAAATTAATAATGAAATTCAAAAGGTTTATCCCGGATCAATAGTTGTTTATCATTCTGTCTCTGAAATTCAACCAGGACATCCTTTAATCCAGGCATTTGGACCTCAAGGCGGAAGTGCAGCAAAACCTGGTCCTAGTAGAAATTATGTAAAACCAATGGGAATGATGGGAGAAGAAGTTGAGGTTGATGAAGACTGGCAAAAAGTAAATCGTCAAGATAGAACTGATGGTTTGAGTTCTGCTGCAGTAAAGGCATATCGTAGAGAAAATCCAGGTTCAAAACTTCAAACTGCAGTAACTGAAAAAAATCCTACAGGTAAGAGATCGGATCGTCGTAAATCATTTTGCCGTCGTATGTCCGGAATGAAGTCTAAACTTACTTCAACAAAAACAGCAAGAGATCCAGATAGTAGAATTAATAAAGCACTTAGACGTTGGAATTGTAATTAATTTTTAGGAGTTCGTTATGACAAATAATGATGTTTATCTTGGCAATCCGTTATTAAAAAAAGCGAATACCACTCACGAATTTACTGAAGAGCAAATTCTTGAAATTTCTAAATGCATGAGTGATCCTGTTTATTTTGCAAAAAATTATGTAAAAATTGTAACTCTTGATCATGGATTGCAACCATTTAAAATGTATCCATTTCAAGAAAAACTTGTAAATAAATTTCATGCGAACAGATTTAATATCTGTAAGATGCCTCGTCAGACGGGAAAATCAACTACAGTAGTATCTTTTCTCTTACACTATGCAGTATTCAATGATAATGTAAATATAGGCATACTAGCAAACAAAGCAGCGACCGCTAGAGAACTGTTAGATAGATTGCAGACAGCATATGAAAATTTACCAAAGTGGATGCAACAAGGAATTATCTCTTGGAACAAGGGTTCTTTGGAACTTGAAAATGGAAGTAAAATCTTGGCTGCTTCTACTTCTGCTTCTGCAGTTCGTGGTATGTCATTCAACATTTTATTTTTGGATGAATTTGCGTTCGTCCCAAATCATATTGCAGATTCATTCTTTGCTTCAGTTTATCCTACGATTACTTCGGGTAAAAATACAAAAGTAATTATAGTATCAACTCCACATGGTATGAACCATTTCTACCGAATGTGGCACGATGCAGAAAAAGGTAAGAATGAGTATATATTTACAGACGTTCATTGGAGTGAAGTTCCGGGAAGAGATGAGGAATGGAAAAAGCAAACTATATCAAACACTTCTGAACAACAATTTAAAGTTGAGTTTGAATGTGAATTTTTAGGATCTGTTGATACTTTAATTGCTCCATCAAAATTAAGATCCCTTGTTTATGATCATCCCAAGACGCGCAGTGCGGGATTGGATGTTTATGTGGATCCTGAAGATAACCATGATTATCTTATTACAGTAGATGTTGCAAGAGGAGTAGGAAATGATTACTCTGCATTTACTGTTGTTGATATAACTGAATTTCCACACAAAGTAGTTGCAAAGTATAGAAATAATGAAATAAAACCAATGCTTTTTCCAAGTATTATTGATGAAGTTGGAAAAAGTTACAATGATGCATATGTGTTATGTGAAGTTAATGATGTTGGAGATCAAGTAGCAAGCATTCTTCAATATGATTTAGAATATAAAAATTTACTGATGTGCTCAATGAGGGGAAGAGCAGGTCAAATTGTAGGTCAAGGATTTTCTGGAAAGAAAACTCAACTTGGGGTCAAGATGTCAAAGACAGTGAAAAAAGTAGGATGTCTTAATCTCAAAACAATGATTGAAGAGAATAAGTTATTTTTAAATGATTATGAGATTATTGCAGAACTCACCACATTTATCCAAAAACACAATTCTTTTGAAGCAGAAGAGGGATGTAATGATGACCTTGCAATGTGCTTAGTAATCTATGCTTGGTTAGTAGCTCAAGATTATTTCAAAGAACTTACAGATCAAGACGTAAGAAAACGGTTGTATGAAGAGCAAAAAAATCAAATAGAACAAGATATGGCACCATTTGGTTTTGTATCTGATGGATTAGATAGTAGTAGTTTTGTAGATAATGATGGAGATAGATGGTTTGTTGACGAATATGGAGATAGGTCATATATGTGGGAATATATGTGATGGACATAAACACTCAGATAAAATTTGGACATTTACTCCTCACAGATAGAAAGTGTAGAGTATGTGGGGAGATAAAAAATTTGATAGATGGATTTTATAGAACAAGAAAAGATAGAGGTCCAGTGGCGTCATCATATTCATATGAATGCAAAAATTGCACAATAAAAAGAATAGTTTCAAATAAAATAGTATTAAACGTTATAGGTAAGTGGGAATATCCAGATTGGTAAATATTCACGTCAAGTTTCCCCTGCGTAAAGTATTTTTTTAATAAATATTTTTTAGATAAACTGAGATTTTACGGAGAAAAAAATGGCGACTCCTCAATTATCTCCAGGCGTACTCGTCAGAGAGGTTGACTTAACTGTAGGAAGAGCTGATAATGTTTTAGATAATATTGGAGCAATTGCAGGTCCCTTTCCAATTGGTCCTGTTAATTATCCAATTGATATTACAACTGAGCAAGATTTAATCAATACTTTCGGAAAACCAATTTCGACTGATGCGCAATATGAGTATTGGATGAGTGCATCTTCTTATCTCTCTTATGGCGGTGTTCTTAAAGTTGTTAGAACTGGTGGAGCAACCCTCAACAACGCAAATGCCGGTGTTGGTGCTGCATCAACAACATCTTTAGATATTGACAATTACGATGATTATATTAATAATCATTCGGACGGAAATAACTTTACATTTGCTGCAAAGAATCCAGGTTCTTGGGCAAATGGTCTTAAAGTCTGTGTTATTGATGATTTAGCAGATCAAACTATTGGTATTACAACAACCAATGTTGGTGCTCTTGGAGCACAAATTGGTTTTGGTGTTACTGCTGCGATTAATGGAGTTTCTATTCCTGGCGCAGGAACAACTTCAACTTTTAATGGATACTTAAAAGGTATTATTACTGGTATTACAACAGATGCAACTAATAGTGCAAGTAGCATTGACGTAAAAATTGTATCAAGAGTTTCTTCCGCAGGAACTGAGACTCAAATTAGTTATGCAGAAAGTTCGGAATTTGCTTCATATGTAGCATCTTCAACTCTTACCTTTGTAAATAATTCCGGTATTAATACAGGAACTACAGCTAGCGCAACATCGGTATCCGATTGGTACAATAACCAAACTTTAGGTTTAACAAATACTACAATTTATTGGAAGTCTATTGCACCAAAACCAGTTTCAAACCAATATGTTCTTGAGAGAAACGGTAAGAATGATGCAATTCACGTTGTAGTTGTTGATGATCTCGGATCTATTACTGGCAATCAAGGAACTCTTCTTGAGAAGCACGTTGGTCTATCCAAAGCACTAGATTCAGTTTCAGCGGTCAATTCCCCGCAAAAGATTTGGTATGAGCAATATCTTGCAGATTTCTCATCTCAAGTTTATGCTGGTGGAAATCCTTCAAGTGCAGCGGATTCTTACTGGGGAACAGCACCAAGAGCAACTGGATTTACAACGTATTCTGGTGTTGCTTCTGCTTCATTCACCCCAGTTTCTACTGCAAATGGTCTTTGGGGATCATCTGCACAAGATATAACATTTAGTGCAATTGGAAACAAAACATATACCTTAACCGGTGGTGTTGATTATTCCCCTGCTGGTGGGATGAAACCAACTCTTGCAGATTTGATCACATCTTACGATAAGTTCTCCAACAAAGATGAAGTTCAAGTTGATTATCTGATTATGGGTCCTGGATTGGATTCTGTATCACAGTCTCAAGCAAAGGCAGGTTATTTAATCTCACTTGCAGAACAAAGAAAAGACTGTATTGCTGTGATTGGACCACATAGATCTGATTTAGTTGGACAAACTAATACAACAACTCAGACAACAAATCTTATTAAGTTCTTTAGTGGAGTCAATAGTTCTTTACCATCTTCATCTTATGCGGTATTTGATAGTGGATATAAGTACACTTATGATAGATTTAATAATAAGTTCGTATATATTCCTTGTAACGCTGATGTTGCAGGTCTAATGTGTCGCACTAACATTGTTGCATATCCTTGGTTCTCTCCTGCTGGACAGCAAAGAGGAATTATTAACAATGCTATCAAACTTGCTTATAATCCAAGTAAGGCACAAAGAGATCAACTCTATCCACAAAGAATTAATGCTATCGTAACTCAACCTGGAATTGGAACTCTTCTCTTTGGTGATAAGACTGCTCTCGGATATGCTTCGGCATTCGATAGAATCAATGTTCGCCGCTTGTTCCTCACTATTGAGCAAGCACTTCAAAGAGCTGCTCAAGCACAACTGTTTGAACTGAACGACGAACTAACCAGAGCAAACTTTAAGAATATTGTTGAACCTTATCTCCGTGATGTTCAAGCAAAGAGAGGTTTGTATGGATTCTTCGTTGTTTGTGATACCACAAATAATACACCAGATGTTATTGATAACAATGAATTTAGAGCGGATATTTTCTTAAAACCAGCAAAATCTATTAATTATGTAACTCTTACTTTTGTTGCAACTCGTACTGGAGTAAGTTTTGAAGAGGTTGCAGGTACTGTTTGATATTATTATTCAACAAATAACTCAAGGAGGTAACAATCGTGGCAAGACTTAAAACAATCTCTGATTTCAAAAGTGCTCTAACTGGTGGCGGTGCTCGTCCAAATTTATTCGAAGTTGAATTAACAACTTTTCCAACAGGAATTAGTTGGGACGCAGATAAATTTAAGTATCTATGTAAAGCAGCTGCTTTACCCGGTTCAAATGTTGCAAGTATAGATGTTCCATTCAGAGGAAGATCATTTAAAGTTGCTGGAGATAGAACAATTGATGCTTGGACTGTAACTATTATTAATGATGAAGATTTCAAATTGAGAAGAGCCTTTGAATCTTGGACAGAACTAATTGCAAAACTTGATAATAATTTGGGTGCCACAAACCCTAGTGCTTATATGAGCAATGCAACTGTTTATCAACTTGGAAGAGGTTCTACCCTGAATAGCACTACCAATTCAGGTTCAGATAGTTCTATTTTAGCAGCATATCAATTTATTGATATTTTCCCAACCAGCGTATCTCCAATTGATTTATCTTATGATAGTGGAGATACTATTGAAGAATTTACTGTAGAGTTCCAAGTTCAATCTTACGAGATTATAAGTTCAGCTACAGCATCTAAAGTCTGATAAATAGACCAAAGGCATAAAAAAATAAATTATGGCAAGATTGTTTGGATTTTCTATTGAAGATAACGAACCATTATCTCAAGGTGTAGTTAGTCCTGTCCCCGAAAATAATGAGGATGGGACTGACCACTACTTGAGTAGTGGTTTTTTTGGTTCTTATGTAGATATTGAAGGAGTATATAGAACAGAATTTGATTTAATTAAAAGATATCGTGAAATGGCACTTCACCCAGAGTGTGATAGTGCAATTGAAGATATTGTAAATGAAGCAATTGTATCAGATACGAATGATACTCCAATAGAAATTGAACTTTCAAATCTAAATGCTAGTGATGGTATTAAAAAGAAAATTAGGCAAGAATTTAAATATATTCTTTCACTATTAGATTTTGATAAAAAGTCTCACGAAATTTATAGAAATTGGTATATTGATGGAAGACTTTATTACCACAAAGTTATTGATTTAAAAAATCCACACGATGGGATTCAAGAACTGCGTTACATAGACCCAATGAAAATGAGGTATGTAAGGCAGCAGAAAAAAAGCGAAAAAGATAAGTATAGAGTATCTAATATTAATAGCGATAATCCTATGGATTTTGAGTTTCCTCAAATAGAGGAATATTTTGTCTATAGTCCAAAATCAACATATCC